CCCGCCGCGCCAGGCCGTCACCCGCCCCGGCGACCTCTGGCTGCTCGGCGAGCACCGCCTGCTCTGCGGCGACAGCACCGACGCCGCGGCGGTGGCCCGAGTCATGGGCGCGGACCGGGCCGCGCTGCTCTTCACCAGCCCGCCCTACGGCAACCAGCGCAACTACACGACCGGCGGCGTCTCCGATTGGGATGCGCTGATGCGGGGCGTGTTCCAGCATCTGCCGCTGATCCTGCGGGACGACGGCCAGGCGCTGGTGAACCTCGGCCTGATCCACCGCGAGGGGGAATGGCAGCCCTACTGGTCCGGCTGGCTCGACTGGATGCGTGCCCAGAGCTGGCGGCGGTTTGGCCTCTACGCCTGGGACCAGGGCCCCGGCCTGCCGGGCGACTGGAACGGGCGCCTCGCCCCGGCCTTCGAGCTGGTGTTCCACTTCAACCGCCAACCGCGCCAGCCGAACAAGATCGTGCCCTGCAAGTGGGCCGGCACGCCGAACAAGGGCAGCGGGCTGCGCGCCGCCGACGGCGAGGTGAAGGCCTACACCCATATCGGCCTGCCGGTGCAGGAGAACCGCATCCCGGACAGCGTGCTGCGCATCACCCGGCACAAGGGCCGGGGGATCGAGACCGAGCACCCAGCCGTCTTCCCGGTCGCGCTGCCGGAGTTCCTGATGCGGGCCTACACGGATGAGGGTGAGACGGTGTTCGAACCCTTCGCCGGCTCCGGCACCACGCTCCTCGCGGGCCAGCGGACTGGGCGGAAGGTGCGCGCCATCGAGCTCGCCCCAGCCTATGTCGATCTGGCCATCGCCCGCTGGCGCATGCTGCACCCCGACCAGCCGGTCACCTTGGAAGGCGACGGGCGGAACTTTGATGCCATCGCCGCGGCGCGGGCGGAGGCCCTGGCCGATGCAGCCTGACCTCCAGGTCACCACCATGGCGGTGGCGGCGCTGGTCCCCTACGCCGAGAACGCCCGCACCCACTCCGAGGCGCAGGTCGCCCAGATCGCCGCCTCCATTGCCGAGTTCGGCTTCGTCAATCCCGTGCTGGTCGACGCCGCCGGCGTGCTGGTCGCCGGCCATGGCCGGGTGATGGCGGCGAGGCGCCTCGGCATGGCGGCGGTCCCGGCGATCCGGCTCGCGCACCTGACCGAGGCGCAAGCCCGGGCCCTGCGGCTGGCGGACAACCAGATCGCGCTCAACTCCGGCTGGGACGAGGCGCTCCTGGCGGCCGAGATCGCCCGCATCCGCGACGAGGCGGCGGTGGACCTCGACGTCCTCGGCTTCTCAGGGATGGAGCTCGACCGGCTGCTGGCCGCGGCCGACGCCGGGCTCGGCGAAGACGGCGCCGACGACGCCCCGCCGCCGCCCGCCGTCCCGGTCACCCGCGCGGGCGACCTCTGGCGCTGCGGCGAGCACCGCCTGCTCTGCGGCGACGCGACCAGGTTAGATGACGTGCAGCGGGCGCTCGGTGCCGATCGCCTCGCCGACATGGCCTTCACGGACCCGCCCTACAACGTCGCCTACCGGGGCGGCACAGCGGCCAGGATGACCATCGCCAACGACGCGCTGGGCTCTGGCTTCCTCGACTTCCTTCGCCCGGCGCTGGCGAACCTGCTCTCGGTGACGAAGGGCGCCTGCTACGTCTGCATGTCCTCGTCCGAGTGGCCGACGCTGCATCGCGCCTGGCAGGAGGCCGGTGGGAAGTGGTCGAGCACCATCATCTGGGCGAAGAACACCTTCGCGCTCGGCCGCGCCGACTACCACCAGCAGTTCGAGGCGATGCTCTACGGCTGGAAGGCAGGCGCCCAGCACTACTGGTGCGGCGCCCGCGACCAGGGCAACGTCTGGCACTTCGACAAGCCGGCGCGGAACGACCTGCACCCCACCATGAAGCCGGTGGCGCTGGTGGAGCGCGCGATCCGCAACAGCAGCAAGCAGCGCGACACCGTGCTCGATCCCTTCGGCGGCTCCGGGACGACCATGATCGCGGCGGAGCGCACCGGGCGGCGCGCCGTGCTGCTCGAGCTCGATCCCGCCTACGCCGACGTCATCGTCCGGCGCTGGCAGGAGGCCACCGGGGAGGCCGCCGTCCTGGACGGCGAGGACCGCACCTTCGGCGACATCGCCGCGGCCCGCGGCGTCGGCGAAGCTGGGATGACCGAGAAAGCCCAATAAGAGCAATCATCTGACGCTGCATGTTGCTTGGCTCGGGCGCGCCGCAGCGCGAATGGTCCGTCACGCGATGAGCAGGACGGAGAGCCCGATGACCAAGCGCGAAGCCAACCAGCAGCGGAGCCTCGAGGCCTTCCTGGCCAAGAAGGCCGAGTTCGATGCGCTGCTCGCGGAGTTGCAGCAGGCCAGCGCGGATCACTTCGGCGCCGATCCCGAGGCGGTGCTCTGGGGCGAGACCGCCTGGCTCGCGGACGCCGCCGCGAAGCTGAAGGACATCGCGGACCAGCACTTCAAGCGCGGCGAATACGCCGGCTGATGCGGTCGCCACCCGCTTGGCCCCGACCGGGTGGCGACCGGCGGGGCTCGGGGCGGTAGCACCCGGCTGGTCGGGTGCCGGACCGAGGACCCCGAGGATGAAGCTCACCGAGACGCAGATGGCGATCCTGGCCGCCGCCGCGCGGCACCCCGAGCACCTGGCCTACCCGCCCGAGCGCCTGCCGGCCGCGGCGCGGCAGGCGGTGGCGAAGGCGCTGCTGAAGAACGACCTGGTGATCGCGGTGCACCGCCCCGCCTACGATGCGCAGGCCCTCTGGATGGTGGATGGCGACAGCGTCTTGCTGAAGATCACGGACGAGGGACTGCGCGCCATCGGCATCGACCCGCAGGGCGCCGCACCGGCCCCGGACGCGGCGCCCAAGGGCGCACCGGAGGCGCCACCGCAGGCCAACCCCGCCGGCGCCACCGAACCCACCCAGGCCGCGCCTGCGGCGCCGGACGACGCCACCCGCGCGGAGGACCTTGCCCTGCTCGACCAGGCCCTCGCGGCGCCAGGCCCCGCGCCGCGGGGCAGCCTGCGCGATGCCGCCGCGGCGGTGCTCACCGCCTGGGAGGACGCGACCAACCGCGACACCGACATGATCGGCGCCCTCGAAGGCCCGATGGCGCGTCTCCGCGCCGCCCTGGCCGGCAAGCCGGCACGCATGCCGCGCGAGCCCGGAGCGCCGCGCAAGCCGCGCGAGGGCACGAAGCAGGAGCAGGTGCTGGCCATGCTGCGTCGGCCCGAGGGCGCGACGGTGGCGCAGATCGCCGAGGCGACCGGCTGGGCGCCGCACACGGTCCGCGGCTTCTTCGCCGGGCTGAAGAAGCGCCAGGGGATCGCGGTCGAGGTGCTGGAGCGGGTGCGCCAGGTCGGGCCGAACAAGGAGGGCGCCCGCGGCTCCTACACGGTGTACCGCATCGCCGGGTGACGCCCCGCAGAACGGCTCAGGGCTCGCGGCGCGACGGCAGCGGGCCCTGATACTTCTCCCAGGGCTTCGGTTTGGGCTTCGGCGGATCGAGCGCCAGCAGCATCTCCGACAGCTCCCATTGCTGGCGCTTCGCCGCTTTCAGTACATCGACCAGCACCTTCCGCGCGTCATCCACGTAGAGCCGAACCACCCGCGGCGTGCCAACGCCACCGTCCGCCATGGCCATCGCGTAAGCGGTCGCCATCACCATCTTCTCGGGATCCTTCGGCGACATCCCGCTTCTCCGCTGATGTCGCGGCGATGATGCGCTGCGTGCCCCGTGAGGCGCACGCAGAATGCGCGGTGCCGCGCGATCACATGCGCCGGCGATCCTCCCGGCGCGCCGTCAATCCAACCTGACGAGGCCTGCATCATCGTCGCGCGCGGCGGGAGGTCGCCGCCATGCCCGAGATGACCCCATCGAACCGCGAGGCGGCCCGCCGCATCGGCATCAGCGAGACGGCGCTGCGCAAGGCCGAGGGCAGCGGCCGCATCGTCCGCGAGCCGGATGGCCAGTGGGATATCGACAAGACCCGCCGCCGCCTGGTGGAGACCGCGGATCCGCACCGCTCCCCGCTCGCTGGCGGTTCGGGTGCCGAGGGCACGCCCTATGCCCGACTGAAGGTCGCGCAGCTCGCCCTCAAGGTCGAGGCGCAGCGGCTTGCCCTCGATGAGAACAAGCGCCGGCTGCTCGATGTGGCGGAGGTCAACGCCACGATCGACGAGATCGCGGGCGCCATGCGCGACGCGCTGCTGAACTGGCCGGCCCGCGTCTCCGGGCTGATTGCCGCCGAGCTCGGCGTCGACCCGCACCTGCTGCAGACGGTCCTGCAGGGGCACATCACCGACCTGCTTTCGGAGGCGGCCGATCGCTTCGACCCTCCAGGCCTCGGAGATCGGGCCGCGAACCCGTGAGCAGGTCCGGCGCCGGGCCGGGGCGATGCTCCGCCCACCGCCGCAGCTCACCGTCTCGCAATGGGCGGAGCGGCACCGGATCCTCGGTTCGCGTGCCTCGTCCGAGCCGGGACCTTGGCGGACCAGCCGGACCCCGTATCTGCGCGAGGTGATGGACGCCCTGTCGGCGGTGCACCCGGCCCGGCGCGTGGTCTTCATGAAGGGCGCCCAGGTCGGCGCCACCGAGAGCGGCAATTGCTGGCTGGGCTATATCCTGCATCACGTGCCGGCGCCGGTGCTGGCAGTGCAGCCCACCGTCGAACTGGCCAAGCGCTTCTCGCGCCAGCGCATCGATCCGCTGCTGGAGGAGACGCCGGCGCTCAAGGATCGGGTGGCACCGGCACGGGCGCGGGATAGCGGGAACACGCTGCTGTCGAAGGAATTCCCGGGCGGCATCCTGGTGCTGACCGGCGCGAACAGTGCGGTCGGGCTGCGCTCGATGACCGCGCGGTTCCTCTTCCTCGACGAGGTGGACGCCTATCCCGGCGACGTCGAGGGCGAAGGCGACCCGATCGCGCTGGCCGAGGCGCGGGCGCGGACCTTCGGCTGGCGGCGCAAGGCCTTCCTGGTCTCGACCCCGACCATCGCCGGCCGCAGCCGGATCGAGCGCGAATACGCTGCCTCCGACCAGCGGCGCTATTTCGTGCCCTGTCCCCACTGCCAGGAGATGCAGTGGCTCAAGTTCGAGCGCCTGCGCTGGGAGAAGGGCGACCCGCGCTCGGTCCGCTACCACTGCGAAGCCTGCGACGAAGGGATCGAGGAGCACCACAAGACCGCGATGCTGGCCGGCGGCGAGTGGCGCCCCACGGCGGAAGCGCAGGACCCGCACACGGTCGGCTTCCACATCTCCGCACTCTACTCGCCGGTGGGCTGGCTCTCCTGGGAGCAGATCGCCCGCGACTGGGAGGCGGCGCAAGGGAAGCCCGAGGACCTGAAGACCTTCAAGAACACGGTGCTCGGCGAGACCTGGCAGGAGCAGGGCGAGGCGCCGGACTGGGAGCGCTTGGTCGAGCGGCGCGAGGACTTCCGGATGGGCATCGTCCCGCCAGGCGCGCTGGTGCTGACGGCGGGCGTGGACGTGCAGGACGACCGGCTCGAGTGCGACGTCTGGGGCTGGGCGGAGGGGTTCTCCTCCTGGCTGGTGGACCACCTGGTCATCCCCGGCAGCCCGCGCGAGCGGGAGCCGTGGGATGCGCTGGCGAAGCTGCTCGCCAGGGACTGGCCGCGCGAAGGCGGCGGCACCATCCGCATAGCCAAGGCCTGCGTCGACACCGGCGGGCGCGACACCGCCGCCGTCTACGGCCATCTCCGCCGGCTGCGGGACCCGCGCATCGCGCCGACCAAGGGCGTCGAGGGCTGGAACCGGGCGCAGCCGGTGCAGGGTCCGACACCGGTCGATGCGCTGGTCGATGGCCGCAAGCTCCGCCGCGGCCTCAAGCTGTGGACGGTGTCGGTCTCGACCTGGAAGGCCGACCTCTACCGCCGGCTCTGGCTCGGCCGCGGCGACGCAGAGGAGTTCCCGCCCGGCTGGGTGCATCTGCCGCAGGGCATCGAGGCCGAGTGGGTGAAGCAGCTGGTCGCCGAGCAGCTGCGCACGGTGAAGGACCGCCGCGGCTTCGCCCGGCAGGAATGGGCGAAGCTGCGCGAGAGGAATGAAGCGCTGGACTGCGCCGTACTGGCGCGTGCCGCGCTCTGGCTGCTCGGCGCCGACCGCTACGGCGAGCGTTTTTGGGCGCAGCTGCGCGAGCAGGTCGCCAACGCCCCACTCCAACCGAGCGAGCTTCCCACCGGCGGGAATGTCGCTCCCCCATCACCGCCACCGGTCGCGACCGACACTCATCGCCCGCGTGGCTGGCTCGCGCCGCGCAGCGGCTGGCTGCGCTGACCTGGAGAAAGACATGGCCGCCATCGTCCCGGTGCGCACCAGCATCGCCGCCGGCCAGGCGCTGAGCGGACCCGTCGCCAGCGTCGGCTACGGCGTCTGCCTGCTGCTGCTGCCCGCCGCCTGGACCGACGCCCCGCTCACCCTGCAGGGCTCGCTCGACGAGGGGGAGCCCGCCGGCTGGGCCGACCTCCACGACCACCTCGGCAACGAGGTGGTGCTGACGGTCGCCGCCGGCCGCGCGCTCACCCTGCCGCCGACCCTGCTGCTCGGCTGGCGCTGGCTCCGGCTGCGCTCCGGCCTCGCCGCCGCGCCGGTGGACCAGGCGGCGGAGCGCCTCCTCACCCTCGGCATCCGGCCCCTCGCATGACCGCTCTGTTCCAGCACCACCTACCGCCCGCGCCGGCGATGCTGCCCTACGTCTCGGGGCGCTTTTACGCCTCGCAGCATGCGCGCGCGGTCGGCGGCGCCGTCGCGATGACGGCGAACCGGCTGTATGCCGTGCCCTATGTCCTCGCCCGGCCCGGGCTGTTCGCGGCCATGGCGGTCAGCGTGACCACCGGCGCGGCGGGCGTCCTGCGCATGGCATTGGCCGCCGACAACAGCGCCGGCCGGCCCGGCGCGCTGATCGAGGAGCCGCTGGCGGACGCCGACACCGCCGCCGCCGGCGGCGCGGTCTGCCCCTTCGCGCGGCCGCGCTGGATCCCGGCCGGGATCTGGTGGCTGCTGCTGTGCTTCTCGGGCACGCCCTCGGTGCGCGGCACCAGCACCCAGGCCTTCAGCGGCGGCAACACGCTGCTGCTCGGCTCGGCCGCGGCGGATGGCGGCGCCGGCGGGGGCGCCGCCGGCAGCGAGAACGGGTTCTTCGCGCCGCTGACGCACCAGGCC